AGCCACTTATTCTAAAGGGCGAAGGCTCTGAGTGGGATATTGCAATGAAGATTAAAAGACCAACACTTTCAAAAGACAAAGGCGTTATTACTGACAACGCTACAACAATTATGGCTTTGCATCCAGAGGCAGATGAAGACGACCTTGTTGGCGAGTTTACGGTTTGGCTTACAGCAGAAGAATCTAATGTTTTGCAGACAGGAGACATCTTTGATATTCAGGTTAGCGACCCAACAAGAGTCTGGACAGTTTGCCAGGGTAGCATGATTATCCTTGAAGATGTAACAGATTAATGGCAACCGCAGTAATACTTGATGATCTAAAAAATAAAACAGAGCGAATCTTTCCAATAGACTACCCAGAAGTCCAAATAGAAGACTTTACAAGAAAAACAGTCATAACGCAGGTATTGCCGTTTAGGGTTAAATTTACAGCAATTCAGATTCAGGCTATTGGTTTGGGCAATACCCCAGCAATTCCACTGCAAGTTATTGGCTACAGTAACTATATTCTTTAATAATATTATTTTAAAAGAGGGGTTATAATTGCGACATGGCTAAAGTATCAATTCCATCAGTTAAGAGTCTATTCCAAACTGGAGATAGACCAACTCAAGAAAACTATGAAGACTTAATCGATACCGCATCGGCTCAAGCAACAGACTTGGGTTCTGCAGGTAACAATGAAAACACAATCACTGGTATTGAGAACTTAACTGTTATTGATAACTTTGACGCTACAGTTTGGCGAATGGTCAAGTATATTGTTTCAATATCAAAGACCTCTGCAGGAGACAATAAGTTCTATGCAACCGAACTAACAATTCTCGTTGACGGTACAAATGTAAATGTCAGCGAATACGGAACAATCGACAATGATGGGAATATTGGCACCATTAATGTCTCTCGCACTGGAAATACCGTGGCTTTAACAGTCACTCCAGACCCTGCGATCAAGCCAGTCACAGTTCGTTACGCACGAATTGGACTTAAGGCATAAATAAAAGGAGATAAAAAATGGCAACAGTAAATAAAGACTTTAAGATTAAGAGTGGTCTCGTTGTTGAGGGTGCAACAGGTACAATCAATGGTCACGACATTCTTACAAAGAAGCAAGACGACCAAGATTATATTATTGGTCTTATTGGTGGAACAGCAACACCAGAAAATACACCAGATACCGTCGTAAAGCGTGATGGCACTGGATCATTCTCAGCAGAAACAGTTTCAGTAGAAGTACTTAGCGTATCTGGCATTGGAACAATCTCAGATGATGATGAACTTCTAATTGCAGCATCTGCAGGCGAAGATATTCGACTAACTGCAGATGATATTAGAATGACTGCAGTTGATGATATTAGAATGACTGCTTCTGGAGATATCCTTCTTGATGCAAGTCAGCCTGGCATGGGTGTATACGTAGGTTCAATTGATCCAGGTAACACAGTTGTTACTGAGTCTATCATGGATGCTCACATTGGTGACAACACAGTTGATGGAACATCAGGAAACACAATAACAGACAGAATTGCAACAGCAGCACAAGATGCTCGTGAAGATGCAGCATCAGACAGAGATGCAGTACTTCTAAACTACACACAAACAGCAGACCTTGATACAACAGTTGATGGCTATGGCTACCTAAAGTCTGCAGATCTTGCAGGTTATGCAACAGAGACATATGCAGATGGCAAGGCAAGCGCAGCGCTTCAAGATGCTCAGACCTATACAGACAATCAAATACAGAATGGTCAAATAACATCAACAACAACTTGGTCATCATACAAGACAAACGCAGAAATTGGCATTGCTCAGACAGCAGCACAAGATTATGCAGATGCTAAGATTAATGATGGATCAAATGCTACAGACAAGGCTTGGTCAGCATACAAGACAAGCACAGAAATTGGTCTTGCACAGGCAGCAGCAGAAACACATGCAGATGAGGCAGTCGCAGCACTTGTCGATTCAGCACCAGCAATGCTTGATACACTTAATGAGTTGGCAGCGGCACTTCAGGATAACCCAGACGTAATTACTGATTTGCAAAATGTTGCAGCAGGAAAGCAAGATACTCTTACACCAGGTAATGGTATTGTAATAGATGATAATCTAATTTATGTCCCAACCTCTATCGGTAGTGGTATCTCTGTAACTCCAAGCAATGTTGAAATTGATCGTGCAGTAGTAGATACTTGGTACGATGCAGCAGGATCTGCAGATACAGCAGAAGATAATGCAAACACATACACAGACAATGCAATTACAAACGGCTTGGCTGTAGGCGGAAGCATTAAGACTGCTATTGATGCAGCAAAGACTGATGCTAATGATTACACAGATACACAGATTAATTCCCTTACAACAGCAGATATTGAAGAAGGCATCAACGCTGGAGTTCCTGTCAACATGTACTTCACAGATTCTCGTGCTAAGTCTGCAGCGATGGAACTTCTTGTAAATTCAAATCAGAGCAATATCACAATTGCATATAACAATGTTGGTGACGGGCTTCTTATCACCGCAGAAAACGGTGTAGCAGATTCTGACACTGATGATTTAGTAGAAGGTACAACAAACCTTTACTTCACAAATCAGAGAGCGCTTGAAGCAGCAGCACAACTTTTGACTCAGGCACAAACTGAAAATATTACAATTAATGGTACAGCCAATGGCCTTACTATTATTGCAGAAAACGGTGTAGCAGATTCTACAACTGACGACCTTGAGGAAGGTTCAACAAACAAGTACTTCACAGATGCAAGAGCACAGGAAGCACTTGATGGAACAACTCCAAACTTTGTAGCAGTTGAACTTGGAGAAATCTCTAAGAGTGTTGCAGGAACAACAGTTGTTCCAGTAGCAGGAATTGCAACAGCGTACTCATGGCCAAAGGCTGACTATCGTTCAGCAGAGTTCCTTGTAAAGGTTGCTAATGGTGACCACACAGAGGTGTCAAAGGTGCTTGTAACACTTCATGCTAACGATAACATTTCAATGACTGAATACGGTATCGTTGGAACAAATGGTTCACTTGGATCTGTTTCGGCAGTAGTCTCAGGCAACGATGTACAACTTCAGGTAACTACAGTAAATAACACTTCAACACTTACAGTTGTTGGAACATTGCTTGCGTAATAAAAAATAAAAATAGTTGGAAGAAGGAGTAGTAAATGACAACAGTCGATAAAGACTTCAAGGTCAAGAATGGATTAGTCGTAACTAACGGCGGTACATTCGGAGATGCAGTAACAGTGGGGGCACCAACCCTTGCTTCTCATGCAGCAACTAAGGAGTATGTAGATTCTTTAACAGGATCTATGGCTGTCGGCGATACTGCTCCTTCTTCACCAACTAATGGTGTTCAGTGGTTAGACACTCTAACAAACAGAGTTAATTTCTATTACAATGGAACTTGGTATACCCAGGCAACAATTGATGATACTAATAATCTACCACAGCACATTCACGATACTGCAATTGATGGAACTGGTTTCATAGTATCTCAGTTCTACAATGGTGGATCATTTAACAGCCCATTGGGCGTAGGTTTGGATGCAGGAGGACCAGACACAGAGGTTTGGTCAGTTGTATTCGATGGCGGTAGTGTAGTAGATAACTTCAACTAAAATTGATGTTATAATAAGATAAGTAATTGGGCAGCCCCCATAAGGAGATAATATAAATGGCAACAAGAATGCAACAGCGCAGAGGTACTGCAGCCCAATGGACGGCTGCAAATCCAGTTCTAGCAGCAGGTGAAATCGGTTTTGAGACCGACACAAATAAATTTAAGATGGGTAACGGAACATCAGCATGGTCTGCACTTACATATTTTGCTAATGCAGCAGAACTTGCAGCAATAGTTGACAATGCCCCAGAGTTTTTAAATACACTTAACGAACTGGCAGCAGCCATTGGCGATGACCCAGATTTCTTGACAGCCCTAGCAACAAATGAAAGAGTTGACACTGTAGTTCTTGAGGGTGCAGCAGCAATCACTGAGGCAACTGATGCCGTTTATGACGCACTATCAACTCACTCAGCAAAGACAACAGCAGTTCATGGTATTCCTGACACTTCTGTCTTGGCAACTCAATCAGACATTACATCTCACAATTCAGCAACACAAAATGTCCATGGTATTGCAAACACAGCACTTCTTGCAACACTCTCAAATGTTTCAACAGCAAAGCAAGAAGCAATTGACGCAGCAATTGATGGTGCAGGAGATATTACAGATGCAAAGATTACTGATTATAACTCAGTAACAGAAAATGTTCATGGAATCATGAATACAGCAGATCTTGCTGTTCTATCAGATATTACACAGCATAATTTGCAAACAGAAGGTGTTCACGGAATTATGAACACAGCAGATCTTGCACTTCAATCAGATGTTTCAGATGCAATTACTTCTCACCATGGAGAAACACAAAATGTTCACGGTATTGCAAATACAGCCCTACTTGCAACTACAGCAAATGTAGCAACAGCAAAGGATGAGGCAATCGATGCAGCAACTACTGCATCTGGCCTATACACAGACTCAGCAATAACAGGTCTTACAAAGGCTTCAGTAGGTCTTACAAACGTAAATAACACAGCAGATGTAGATAAGCCAGTATCTACTGCACAGGCTCTTGCAATTAGCACAGCAAAAGATGAGGCTATTGCAGATGCAGGAACAGCAGCAGACACAAAGATATCAGATCACAACCTACTAACAACAAATGTTCATGGTATTGCTGATACATCAGACCTAGTTACACAGTTAGATCTTTCAAATGCTATTACAGGTGTGACAGTTGATCAATCAGCACTTGCTGGAACAGGTATTGACTGGAACCAGGTTGCAGAAAGATTTGACATCGACTCAACAGTAGCAACTAAGACATATGCAGATGATGCAGTTTCAGCACATAACGATGAAACTACTTCTGTACATGGTATCTCAGATACAGCACAGTTGGCATACAAGAATGCAGCAAATCAGACATTTACTGGTAACATGGAGGTTGATGGAAACCTTGTAGTAGACGGAGACTTTACAGTTAACGGAACTAACTTCTCAGCATCAGCAACATCTATCACAATCGAAGATAACATGGTTCAACTTGCTCACCAGAATGCAGCAAACACAGTTGACCTTGGTTTGGTAGTTGCTTACAATGATGGAACAGCAAAGCACTCAGGTGTTGTAAGAGATGTTTCTGCTAACAAGTGGAAGATCTTCAAGGGTGTCACAACAGAGCCTTCAACAACAGTTGACTTTACACAGGGATCACTGGATGATCTACAGGTTGCAGCACTTGAGGCAACAACAGTAACCCCTTCATCTGGTATCGTATTCTCAGACGGAACACAGACAAAACTTGGAGTTCCATCTGTTACAACATTTGCAACAGAAATCACATCATCTGCAACACTTGCAACAGGAGAAGCAGACAAGTTTATTCCTCTAAATGGAGCAGTAACAATAACATTACCTTCATCTGGATACTCAACTGGACAGTCAATTGACTTCTGGCAAAGCACTGGAACTGGAGCATCATTTGCTAGTACAAATGGTGTAGTCGGTACACCAGGACTTAAGTTTAGAACAACTAACTCAGTTGTTACAGCAATGAAAACATCAAGCGGATGGTTGGTCTTCGGAGACCTATCAGCGTAATAAAAGAATAAGAGGAGATTAAATATGTCAAAGCAAGCAGGTAGAATGAGTCAGTCAGCAAATGACTTCTTAGAGCCAAAGCCACCAATCAATGTTGTTGCAACAGACGTAGGAACAAATCGTCCGTTTAACAATGGAGCAGCATCAGTTGCTTTTGAACTACCAGCAGACTCACCTGCTGCAACCTCTTTCACTGTAACATCTAGCACAGGTCAGGCAGCGACAGGCTTATCTTCTCCAATTATTGTTCCTGGAATTGCTTCAGCAACAAATGCAACATTTACTGTAACGGCAACTAATGCATCAGGAACATCTGCTGCATCTCAACCGTCAAGTTCTGTATTCATTACAACCGTTCCAGCAACACCTAGTGCTCCAAGCGCATCAGGTGCTGTAGGACAAGACAATGTTTCTTGGTCAGCACCATCAAACGGTGGAAAAGCAATTACAAACTATTTCTGGGCATCAAGTGATGGAAAGAGTGGAAACACATCCTCTACATCAGTAGGTGTTGGTCAGGAAATGGGTTCATCACAAACCTATACTGTTCGTGCAGACAACGAAAACGGAAGTTCTTCAACATCTTCCTCTTCAGGATCTGTTACTACAGCATTCTCGTTTGTTCCATTTGGCTTTACGCCATTTAGTTTTGTTCCACTACCAACACCAGTACCAGTTCCAGTCCCAGTACCAGTGCCAACACCAGTACCAGTGCCAGTAGCACCAGTACCTGTTCCAGCACCAGTGCCTGTGCCAGCGCCAGTACCAACACCAGTTCCAAACTGTACACCTGTATATTCATACAGAGAGTACCGTGGTTCTTGTGGTGCAACAGTTGATATTTATGTAAACCCATGTACAGGAGCAGAGTCATTTACCTGTCCTGCACCACCATTCGGTGCATTTGGTGCCTTCGGTGCCTTCGGTGCATTCGGTGCATTCGGTGCATTCGGTGCATTCGGTGCATTTGGTGCCTTCGGTGCATTCGGTGCATTTGGTGCCTTCGGTGCATTTGGTGCCTTCGGTGCATTCGGTGCATACAGTTTCTCAGGAGGAAAGTCTGTGAGCGTTCATACACTAGTGTTGACCGTAAATGGATATACTCAAGCATCAAACTTGCAAGTAGGAGATGTTCTTGTTTCTACAGAGATTCCTGGCTTAGGTATGAACTTCACAATTCAAGATGTTCAAAATTGGTCAGGGAATCCATCAGAACTAACCATGGTTCCTGATAAAGAAACAACCATTATGCACATAGGAACATCAACAGCAGAAGTATCTGTTTCTATTAATGGTGAATTGTATTCAGGATCTCACTATATGCTAGTGAAAAGAAATGGAGATGCTAAGATGATTGCCTCAGAAGATCTATTAGATACAGATGAGTTGTGGTCTGCAGATACAAATACTTGGACTCCTATCACTGAGTTAACTATCACAAACATACCTCACCAAGTTGTTTCTATCAACTGTGAACCTTATGATATGTTCTACACAGATCACTTCTTAGTGTATGATGGATATCAAACAGAAAACTAGAAATAGTGATCAGGGTTGTTGATACATCAAACTTTAAAGGATTGCAATATCCAAAAGAGTTAAATGGCGCATGGTTTTACTATGTATTTTTTGAAAACCATCCTATTTCCAACATAGATGGAATATCTTGTATCTACTTTAACGACAAATACCCAAGCGGTTCTATATGTACTGGAGAATACCTTTTAAATGATTATCCAGACGCATACTCATCTTGGGGCAAACCAGACGAAGATGGAAACGTTAAGTCAGGTAGAATTCTAGTTTCGCCAATTTTAAGAGGACAGGGTGTTGCAACAGCAGGACTAGCCTATGGTATAAAAATGTTAAAAGAAGTTTTTAATAAAACAATTGTTCATAGTGCTGGATCAGAAATTGGAAATAAAACATATTCTTCTGCTGCTGAAATTGCAAGCCTTCCTAAATATGAAAATGTAGGAATAGATGAGGGCATACACATGAAAAAAGATTTCTTTGATCAGCCAGTCTATCCATATGTTTTCTTTGGAAGAAGGGTTTCAGAATAGTGGAATATATACTTGCGCCCATAAATGGTGACATTAACAACTTAATAAAAGATTTAGTGCAGCAGATGTGCAAGTATCATAAAATAAACTATGAAAAACAAGAATATAGGGCTTTATTTTCTAATGAAGATCTACTTGTGAAAAATAATGGTGTAAAGTTCACATCTGGTTCAAAAAAATATTTATGTTTTTATGGCAAAGTTTACTTAAATAAAAAAAATAAAATTATTGAAAGTGTATATTTACAAGATGGTGTTGTTGAACTTGAACCAAAGAGTACAGAGATGTTGCTTATTTTTGGAGGAGTAGATAATTCAACAGTTCTAGAAAATGATGAAGCCTTGTTGCATTTTTATATTGCACCAAAGTATTTCCTCGATTTACAGGATCCACTTTTGTGGAAACCACTCTAGTATGATATAATTAATTTAACGAAAGGCTTATATGAATACTATTAGATTTTTACAGATGTATCCACCATTAACGAACATTGTTCCAGAGCCAGAACCAGGAACAAAAAACATACCGTCATGGTATAAGGAGCAGCCAGGCATCTCAGGAAGCGATATTCCTGATAGAGGTATAATGAGGCTTACTGTAAAAAAATGTCAAGCATTTTTTGATGCTATGGCAATGGGATATATACTAAAGGTTCCTTGCGACATATACATAGATACAACTGATGGTAATATTAACATACAATTACCTGCTCACATGAACAAGTACTATAATTTGTTAATAAGCGAGCATTTAGAAGAACAGGTATCTCATTTGCCTATAGATAAAGATATATATTGTAGTAAGATTTTAAGAATTCATCCGACATGGATGGTTCAAACCGATAAGGGGTATAGCACATTTTTTACAAATCCAATTCATCAAAGTCCTTCACCGTTAAAGGCTATTGATGCTGTTGTTGACACAGATAACTATTTTACTGATGGTCACCTTTCCTTTTTAGTAAAAAAGAACTTTAGAGGAACCATAAAGCAGGGAACGCCAATGTTTCAAGTCTTTCCATTTAAAAGAGAAGACTGGACTATGGAAATAGATAAAAACTTTTCAGCAGCAAAAGTAGAAGAGCAAAGAGGAAGAGTTAGATCTAGTTTTCAAAATGGTTATAGACTTAAGTTTTGGGAAAAGAAAAACTTTAAGTAAAACTGTCAACTATAACTTTAGGTAGAGTTTTACTTTTTTAAAAACTCTGCTATACTTATACCTATTCCGTTTTTGAAAGGACGAAACACATGTCAGATTTTTTTAGTTTTAGGCTTCCAGAAGATTTTGTAGAAAAGTACAAGAACGCAGAAAGCCCATTTGGATTTAAAGATGCAGCAGAAAATTCACTTGGAGAGATTACGTTTATTCGTACTTATTCTCGCATGAAGGAAGATGGAACTAAGGAAAGGTGGCACGAGGTTTGTCGTCGTGTAATCGAGGGTATGTACTCAGTACAGAAGAACCATGCAAAAGAAAACCGTTTGCCATGGAATGATTACAAGGCTCAAAAGTCTGCACAAGAAGCATTCCAAAGAATGTTTGAGTTGAAGTGGACACCACCAGGACGAGGTATGTGGGCATTCGGAACTCCTATGACTATGGAGAAGAGAAACTCTGCAGCATTACAGAACTGTGCAATGGTGTCTACAAAGGACCTCGACAAGAATGATCCAGGAGCACTATTTGCTTGGGTTATGGATGCTTTGATGCTTGGTATTGGTGTAGGGTTTGACACAGTTGGACAGGATAAGAATTTTGCAATCTATGCCCCAACTGAGCCAGAACAGATATTTGAAATCCCAGACACTCGTGAGGGCTGGGTAGAGTCAGTCAGACTTTTGATTAACTCTTACCTAAGACCAAACCAGAGTATTCAGAAGTTTAACTATGATTTGATCAGACCTCTTGGAGCACCCATCAAGGGCTTTGGAGGCGTTGCATCAGGACCTGCACCTCTTATTAAGTTGCATGACCAGATAGACCGTGTAATCGGCTCCAGAGCAGGTGAAACACTTGACTCTCGTGCTATCGTAGACTTGGTAAATCTAATTGGTACTTGTGTAGTATCAGGAAATGTTCGCAGATCAGCAACACTTGCTTTGGGTACTGCAGGTGATGAAACATTTATGAACCTAAAGAACTCAGAGATGTTCCCAGAGCGCAACTCGTTTGATCCAGAGAATCCAGGTTGGGCGTGGATGTCTAACAATTCTATTTCAGCAGAAGTAGGAACAAAGTATGAAGACTATGTAGATTTAATTACTGAAAACGGAGAACCAGGTTTTATCTGGCTTGATGTTGCTCGTAATTATGGACGATTGAAGGATGCGCCAGACGGTAAGGATTATCGTGTGATGGGATTTAACCCATGTGCGGAGCAGCCACTAGAATCATACGAACTATGTACACTTGTAGAAGTGCACTTGAATCGTCATGAATCTAAGGAAGACTTCCTGCGTACACTGAAGTTTGCATACCTTTATGGAAAGACTGTAACACTTGTTCCAACACACTGGCCACAAACAAACGGCATCATGCAACGCAACCGTCGTATTGGTACATCTCTAACAGGTATTGCATCTTTTGCAGACCAAAAGGGTTTGCCAACAGTTCGTGAGTGGATGGATGAAGGATACAATAAGATCCGTCACTATGACCACCAGTATTCAGAATGGCTATGTGTTCGTGAATCAATTCGTGTAACAACAGTTAAGCCATCAGGTTCTGTATCAATTCTTTCTGGTGCAACTCCTGGAGTTCACTGGGGTCCTGGAGGAAACTTCTTCCTTCGTGCAGTTCGATTTGGAAATACAGATCCAATGATACATCTGTTCAAAGCAGCGGGGTACACAATTGAAGACGACGTAGTATCAGCAAATACATCAGTAGTTTACTTCCCAATCAAGTCAGGTCATCCAAGATCTGAAAAGGATGTAACACTATTTGAAAAGATTGCTCTTGCTGCAACTGCTCAGAAGTACTGGTCTGATAATGGTGTTTCTGTAACCCTTTCATTTGACAAGGAAACAGAGTCGAAGCATGTTGTTCCAGCACTTCATATGTACGAGGGACAATTAAAGGCAGTCTCATTCCTTCCAATGGGAAACACTGTTTATCCTCAGCAGCCATATACTCAAATCACTGAAGAAGAATATGAGTCATATATTGGCAAGTTGAAGCATATTGACTTTGGTGCAATTTACGACGGTGTTGATAATCTTGAGGCTCAAGGTGAAGCATACTGCACAACAGACTACTGTGAAATAAAAGTAAACAAGTAGTCTTCTGTGGTAAAATAGACCTATAATGTCTACTCCATCAAACCTATACGCAGAAAAGGTGTTTGCAGAACACCCAATAGGTTTGTGGGCACTTGATGATAACGCAGACTATATTTCTTTAATTTCAGAAGAGCAGAGAGTTCTTTCTGACTCTACGAAATGGGATATTGTTGGTGGAACGGCTTATGACTTTCCAGAGTCACTGACTGAGCCTTTTATAAACAGTTATGTTGGAAGAGTCGTGGCGGACCCAACATCTGACAATAATGCGTCTGTTGTTTTAAGAAGCAAAGATATAATAAATTTTTCTGATCTAAATAAATACCTAAGAACCTTTTCTTTGGGGGCATACCTATATTCAGAAAGTTCCTACGTGTCTGGTTTTGAAATTGGCTATCAGTATACAGACACTACAAGCGGTCAAGAGGTAAGTCATTTAAAAAGTTTTGATACAGTTATAAATAGAAGTTGGGTCTTTATATCAGAAACATTTGATGTACCTGAAGGTGATTCTGGAATCAGAATCCTTATAAAAATTAACTTTGTAGGAAACTCAGAAGCAGAAAATGTGTTTAGAGTAAATGGTCTAACTTTTGGTCAGTGGTCAGAAGAGTTTTCTTCAACATCTTTAGGAACTAATCCAGTCAACATTCCTTCAGACATATCTATTGCACCACAAAAAGCAATTATTGCCAGATGCTACGGTCTTCAAGAGTTAAATGGTTACTATCTTGTTTCTGACAACATGCTAAAAGCAAAAAATTCTGGAATACCTTTAGTTTACGGAACACCTGGACATACGACATTATACGAAAACAGCGGTCTACCATCTTTAATAGTTCCTGGCGTAGGAATGTTAAATAAGTCTGGACAGTACAAACAGTATACCCTAGAGACATGGCTCAGAGTTAACTCCTACACCAATGAAACCAAAAGAGTTATTGGGCCAATAGGATCTTCTGACGGTATTTATGTAGATGGTCCAGCAATAGGACTCAAGGTTGGAACGGAATACAAAACAAACTATGTTGGAGAATGGACAAGACCAATGCTTGTTCATCTAAAGGTTGGAAAAGATAACGCATCCCTTTTGATTAATGGCGATGAAGTAATTTCTATTCCATATTCTCAAGAACTAGCAAATTTGCCATCAAAACTTAATAATGGAAAAGATCAGGACTGGATTGGTTTCTATGCATACGAAGATGTTTCTCCTATCGATATAGACTGCGTGGGCATCTATCCATATTTAGTTGCTAATCAGGTTGCAAAAAGAAGATATGTTTTTGGTCAAGGCGTTGAGATTCCAGAGAACATTAATACTTCATACAGTGGAACATCAGTTTCAATTGATTACTCATTTGCAGATTATACGGCAAACTATTCTTATCCAAAAACAGGATCATGGAATCAGGGGTTTAGTGATAATCTGTCAACATCAAATAAATCACTTTCTGCAATATCACATCCGCTTCCGCAGGTTGTGCTTTCTTCTAAAACAAAGTTAGAACTATTTGAAGATAATAAGGTTGCTAACAGAGTATCAGACACCCAGAACTTTCTGTATGATGCTAGAGACTATTTTTCTTTTAGGCCAAACTCTTCCTGGGACAATGTATCAGGATACCTATTCTTCGAAAACTTTGATGTTCTGAAAACTCCTATATCTGCGTTCTATGGTTGTTTTCAATTAAAGAATAACGCTACGACACCACAAATACTTTTTAAAATTGAAAAAGAAAATACATCTAACTACTTTAAGATAGAGGTTGAGAATAATACTGTAAGATACATAATAAGTGTAAACGGTCAGTCCGAAACTCTTTGTTCTTCTGAGGTTTTAAATGCTAACGAATTTTTTGAGGTTGGTGTTAATATCCCAAGATTCGTAGAAATTTTTGGAAATCCAGCATCAGACTTCTTTGGATCTTTTGCAGACTTGAGAATGTATGTTGGCGGAGACAAGGGAAATACGGGAACATTCACTGGTAAAATATACAATGTTGGACTTGCTACAAAATATAACTTTCAAAAAATTAAAAACTTATTCAATGAAATAGGTATTCCAAAGTTAAACGAAGACATATTCTTTGTCTACCAAAACAATCAAATAATAGATATTGATGCAGGAATTGACACAACATCTCTTCCACCTTATGGAGGACTAACAGATACATCTCCAGGAGCAATTTCTGGAGGAGGCGTTATTCTTTTAGAAGAAGATTTCTTAGTTGAGCATACAGCAAGTTATACCTTAGTGCCAGATATACTATTTGACAAGTACACTCTTGCAGTTGCTTCAAACGCTTACTGGGAAGACAACCTTCCTTTAACATATTTTGCAGAGTCTGTTTTTGACAAGAGGGGGGATCAGTATTTTGATCTTGACTTTATTCAGTTTAATATTAATTATCCAATACCAACAAAAACAATTGCCATAGAAACTGATCCAGTTGAGTGGACATATGCAGACCTTGCCAATCAGTATGGAGTTCCAGTACAAAGAACTTACGAGTCTTTGGATAACTATTTATTTACTGGATATAACGATTATGAAGATTTAAAAAATAAAATCTCTAAAGACTATAGATATGATACCGACGGAGCGCTTGTAAAGTCATATGTCACTTTTCAGTATACTGAACTTGGAGCAAACGCAACTTCAGAGTATTTTACTAAAGTAGAAAGACCTTCTAGAAATGGTGTGTTGATTCCAGGACCAGACTGGATGACAACAAAGTATGAGGTCGTAGATAATATGATTATATATCCTCCATCTGGAGTTGACTTTAATGATTTGTCAATAGTCACACACATAGATATAAATGTAAAAAATTCTGAAGTAAACAACATAAGCATTAAAAATATGTCATATGCTTCTCAAGCCCTTAATGAGTCAGATGCAAGCCCAATCGGAACGAGGTTTGGAACTCCAATATATCCTTATACAAAAACTGGAATTTATTATAACTTTAAAAAGAACAACCCATTTTCAATCTATAATGCTTCTTCTCCATACCTTTATCTAACAAAAACAAGCGGAATTCAGTTAAAGGGAACTTACGATCCTCTAGTTAATAGAGGTTTGATGGTTCCAATTAATTCAAGTAGGGCAGAAGGATTTAAGGTAATTGCTATGCAACTTGCTGTAAGATTTGATGGAGACTACTTCCCATATGCACCAACACAAATTTTTGAGGTAGAAAGTAAGGGATCTTATATTAAGTTTTATCTTGTTGCCTGTGACCCAAGTGGTAGAAGAGCAAAGATATATGCAATTGATGCAAAAACTGGATTAGTCCAGGATGGCATAGGATTTTATTGGAACGGAAAGATTGTAAAAGAACCAGTACTCACGCTTCAGGATTGGGGATTCTTGGGGATTAGTTTTGCAGACAGTCTAGATTTCTCATATTTCGAGGGAGCAATCAGACTCACTGGCCCACTACTATTTAACAACATATCCTTTTATCAATCCACTAACCTTCAGGAGGTTCAGAATGTTTCCGAAAGGCCTTGGTTCAGGGTTAAAGTTCTCAATTCTTCAGAGTTAGACTGGAAGTTCTGGAATGCTGGATCTTTTAATTGGAACAAGGTTCTTGTTCTGTCTGAAACAAGTTATTATGGGGTTAACCCGTCAGAGGTGTATAAGAGTTACACTGGAACCAACAAGATAATAGTAGATAACGATAAGGTTCTGAGGTTTGGAAAATACAAGTATACTGGCTATTCTGACATAGGTTGGAACCAAATAGTCGTCGATCCAGTTTAATATGGTATACTTATAGTTATGGATTCACTAATAGACCCAAAAACTGGTCAACCAATTGTAAAGAATGTTAGACGACAGGTAATTGAAAAGAATTACGACTGGGGTCTATACGTATACAAAAAGGCTAATGGCAAGTGGTTTACAGATGGGACTGGATCTGTTCTCAATATCCCTTCAGATAAAAATGACATATCTAAAATGGCAGAACTAAAAAAGACTGCCATGCACTACGGAGATCCAGGAGATGGAACTTGTGTATTTGTTCCAGGATTAACAAGAGTTTCGGAAGAAGAGTATTCTGAGCAAGTGGATAGAATGAAGGCTGGATTAATTCCAAATCTAAATGACCTTGGCGCTGTTCAAGCAGCAAAGGATACAATTGCGTTGTATGGTGACGAGGAGTAATTATGGAAGATAATCTATACGAAATTGGTGCAAGAATTGATGAGGCAGCAAAGAAAGATGATACTTTTGCAAAGTCAGATCCATTCAATGGCAACTGGGAAACATTAAAAACTTTAGACGGTTTAGATTCAAACTTTAAGAGAAGAACAAATAGACTTTCAACTAAAATGGTTGAGCCAACAACACAATACACAACTGCAGCATTGGCTGGAAAAAGCGGTATTGATGGAGCACAATCAAAAGAGATAAACCCAGGTCTAGTATATGTAAACGGCTATGGAATGTTTGATGTGATTACGCCACCATGGAACCTTTATGAATTGGCAAACTATTACGACACATCATTTGCAAACCACGCAGCAATTGACGCAAAGGTAGAAAACATCGTAGGTCTTGGATACGAGTTTAAAGTTTCTCCAAGAACAATGATGAGACTTGAAGCATCAGAAGATAATAGTGCAACGCAAAAGGCACGAAAGAGAATTGAAAGAGCAAAGATTGAAATGCGTGATTGGCTAGAGTCTCTCAATGATGATGATTCTTTTACAGCCACAATGGAAAAAGTTTACACAGATCTTCAGTCAACAGGCAATGGCTACTTAGAAATTGGAAGAACAACTCGTGGAGAAATTGGATACGTTGGACATATACCAGCAACAACAATGCGAGTAAGAAGATTAAAAGATGGATATGTTCAGATCATTGGAAACAAGATTGTCTACTTCCGTAATTTTGGAGCAAAGAATCAAAATCCACTAACCACAGATGCAAGACCAAATGAGATCATTCACTTTAAGCAATACTCACCTTTAAATACATTCTATGGAGTTCCAGACATTATGTCGGCTATTAACTCACTACATGGAGACTCTCTTGCTTCACAATACAATATTGACTATTTTGCAAACAAAGCAGTTCCAAGATATGTTGTAACATTAAAGGGTGCGAAACTTTCTGGAGATGCAGAAGACAAGATGTTTAGATTCTTGCAAACAAGTCTCAGAGGGCAATCTCACAGAACGCTATATATTCCACTTCCAGGTGATAGCGAAAATAATAAAGTTGAATTTAAGATGGAGCCCATCGAAGACGGTATACAGGACGGCTCATTTAAAGAGTATCGTAAGCAAAACCGTGATGATATCCTAGTTGCACATCAAGTGCCACTGTCTAAACTTGGAGGTGGCGATTCTGGTTCTATTGCAGCAGCACTTGCACAGGATCGCACCTTTAAGGAGCAGGTTGCAAGACCAGCACAGAGACAACTTGAAAAGATGATCAACAAAATTATTCGTGAAAAGACAGACATTATTGAATTTGTGTTTAACGAATTGACACTGACAGACGAAATTGCTCAGTCTCAAATTCTTGAAAGATATGTAAAGAATCAGATTATGACTCCTAACGAGGCAAGAGTTATTTTGGATATGCCACAAAGGGACGGTGGAGATGAAGTCCTAGACCTTAAGCCAACTACTGCAGCAGAGGCAACCACCACAAGAGCAAGAGACGCAGAAAGAACAAACAATAACTCGGACAGCACCTCAACCGTATCAGGGAGAAACCCAAAGGGCGAGGGAAGAAAGTTTGACGAATAGTCCAAATTGTCCACATTGTGATATAGTTATAAAAAGGGGTATATAATATAATGGTGAGCAATATATCTAAGGCCCATTGGAATTCAGATGGGGAAAATCTTCGTCTTTCGATGCCTTTTAATAAGGTAGACAAGGAGCGACGTATCGTTTCAGGTTTTGCATCTCTAGATAACTTAGACAAGCAAAATGATATTGTTACATCTGAAGCATCAATGAATGCGTTTGCAAAGTTTCGTGGAAACATTAGAGAAATGCATCAACCACTAGCAGTTGGCAAGATGGTTAATTTTAAAGAAGACAAGTACTTTGATCCAGAAACAAAGAAGTTCTATAAGGGTGTATTTGTATCAGCATATGTTTCAAAGGGTGCACAAGATACATGGGAGAAAGTTCTTGATGGAACGCTAACAGGTTTTTCTATTGGCGGAAGAATGAATAAGTGGGATGACGGATACGATGAAAAGTCAGACTCACAAATTAGAATTATTAAAGATTATGATTTAGTTGAGTTGAGTCTTGTAGATTCCCCAGCAAATCAGTTTGCAAACATTGTGTCAGTTGAAAAGGTTGATGGCGTAGATGTCATTAAAGCAGACGACACAGTATTAGAAAATGTTTTTTATGATAAGGAAAGTGGAATTGTTATTTCATCTGAAAACGAGTCAGAACTTAGCCCAGTTACTGGAGAGCAGATGGAAAATATAGGGTTCGTTGAAAAAACGGATGATGAAAAAGCAACAATGATAAAATTCTTAGTTGATAGTGCTAAAG